TGAATAATGACAAAGCTAACTGGCAGTCATTTTATTCTGCTGACGGAGATATCAACATCACCCTGCCGGACGGCACAAAGGTTCCGGGGCCGTCATGGGCAAAAATGGCCGGTCTGGTAAGTTCCTCTCAGCAGTGGCGCGGCAATCTGCCCGCTGCAGCAAACCTGAATGCATACGGACCGACGCCCGACTTTACCGGAATCTGGAACCGCTCATCAAACACCAACACCACTACCGCGTACGGGTTCCCGGAGGACAACGGGCAGGGGGTTCTGGAAGTGTTTGCTGGCGGACGCTACGGCGGGCTTCAGCGCTATACCGTCTCAACGAGCGGCAATGTTTATATCCGTTCACTGACTGGCGCATGGAACGGGACTGACGGGCCATGGTCCGACTGGTTGCCTGCAGGGATTCAGACACGGATGTCATTTTTTACCGGCGACCTGAACACGCTGAAGGCACCTGGTGAATGGTCGGTTACTACGCCGTTTACCAGTGGCCCGACGGACATACCTGGTATCTGCGAAGTTATCCCACGGCTCAACGGGACCGGACTGCTTCAACGCTATACCGCGATTGCCACAGGTGCTGCGGGCATTAACCGCACCTGGCAGCGTACGTTATCCGGAACAACGTGGTCAGGATGGGACCCTGTTGGTATTAAACCCCTCAATGATTTGGGGATCGGGATACCTAACAGCACATTAAGTGGCCTGGACTGGCAAACCTTCAGTTTTGTTAACGGCGCAGCCTATCAGTTAAATGCCGCCAACTGGCTGAATGCGCCTCCGCCACTTGATACCTACACAACAGGGACGTTTGCCCTGAACGTGACTAACGTATCGGGTGATGTAACGGCCAGTACGGGGAATGCGTGGATACATTTCACCGCGACATACTATTCCGCAGGACTGTCACGGCGTATTTATCAGGGTGTATTCCGCGGTCCGGTGGGTGCAAGGGTTTACCATATTGAGGAAATTTTCACTGACTCCCGTGTTATCCCGGTGGCGAATGGCGGAACAGGTGCCACCACGCCGTCCACGGCACGTACAAATCTTGGCCTGGGTGACTCCGCTACGCGTAATGTCGGCGCAGTTGCGGGAACAGTGGCGGCGGGCGATGACTCACGCATCGTTTACGCGGCAGATTATCGCGGGTCTTCTTACAGCGGCGTAATCGACTTTGTTAACCGCTCAACGTCGGGCGACCCCGGCGAGGCGATCATCTTGCGTGCTGCACACGGCGTCGCGGGGACTGGAACCTTCGAAAACACATTGGCAAAAATGTTCGCCCCGGACGGGTCATTTTCGCGTATTCAGCATTACGTAACCAGTACGCATGCCATCCGCTTCGTTATCGCCGGGGTCACTGGTGGTATCGGTACATATTCTTTTAGCCAGACAGGAAACGCCATCGCAAGCGGGTCATGGGTTAACTCTGGTTCTGACGAACGTGTCAAAAACGACATTGCGCCTATACAGAACCCTCGCGATGTTCTGATGGGAATCAGGGCAGCCACCTGGAAGTATCGGCATAAAGGCGCAGAGGGACGTTTCGGCATGGGCGTCATCGCGAATGACATCGCCAGGTTTTTCCCGGACGCCGTGATCAACACTGGTTCGCGCGAGCTGGATGACGGCACAGTTATTGATGATGTGTTGGCAGTAGAAGCCGGGGACTCGGGCTCCATGGTTGCGGTTCACCATGCCGTACTGCAGTCGCTGGTGGAGGAAAATAATTCACAACAGCTCGAAATTGAAGCACTTAAATCAGACATGGAAGAGCTGAAGAAAATGGTGGAGGGGCTTATTGCCAGGTAACTCTTATCTTCAACCGCATACTGGGGGAAAGTCCGCAAAAAAAGCCCGCACGGGAGCGGGCAAATCCCTTAATAACTTTTTCCATCCTGCGTTCAGGGCGCAGGTACATACATAACGGAAATACGAATCATTATTTTAGATGAATGTGACGTGTTTGTTGCGACCTTTTTTAAAGGTCAGTCAAATCCACCCGAACGAATGGTTTCCACCGCAGATGCGTTTGCCAGTCTTATCCGCGCATTACATACATGAGTCTCCACTCCATACGCTTTTATCCGAAAGTCAATGTTAGCAGGGTTGTCCAGCATCCTATATTTGACTTGATGGGACGATGAAACAGCCCAATGATGCAAATGACGTTTCTGATTAGCAGAGAAAAATCATTAGCAGGTGCTGGTAAGATAGTAACCCACCGGGAGGTGGGTTACTGATAATATGTCTAATTGCAATAAATTAAATTTTTAGGCTACAGAAATTTCTTCGGCAGCTTGAAACTCTTCATTGATTTCCAGTGAACGGTAATATTGTAGCGCGGCGGGATTTGCAACATACTCAACTTTCCCATGGTGTTTCTCAACGCACTGAATTATAGTTTTCAGGTCCGCTTTGAAAAACTCTTTGCGAAGGTTGACTTTATTCATACGTTTATTATTGAGAGTGTTATGCAATGCTGATTCAAGTGCTGGAGCATCGTCGCAACTAATCATCGCATGAACATCAAATTCAAATGGTACGCTAGCACCGCTCAACTCACTTACACGATCCAGCGGCTCCAGTCGGCGGGTCATGCCAATTTTGTAAACATTCTCACCGAAAGATCCAATATTAGATATAATGTAGACGTGGCCCTGCTTCGTCATCTGAGCCATTGATTTTGCTCGCTCATACATTCTATGAACATCCTCAATTTCTTGCTCTAATTTGCGCCGAGTTTCTTCAAGTTCATGCCGGTGCTCTTCATCTGCAGCCAGAAGAGCTTGTTCAACAGCTTGGCGCCGAGCCTCAAGCTCCAACTCTTTTGCTTCTGCCTCTTGCTGCTGTCTTTCGAGTTCTTCTGCCCTCTGACGTTCTTCGCGCATTTGGCGTTTCAATTCGCTTTGGGCATTACGCTCATCTTGTGCTTCCTGAAGAGCTAATACTTTATCACGAAATTCCCTTTCAACCCTTTCCCAGTCAGAATGATCACACAGTTCAAAGAAGTCATATTTGGTGATTAGCGTTTGATAAATTTCCTTTTCTTGCCGTATGTCCTCTAATTTCTTTTCGAAGTTTTTTAATGTGACAGAGGACAAAAGAGTTTTTGTTTTATAACGGTAGGTGTCATCCAGAACTTTTTGTATCTCTTGTTGAGCTGTTAAGTGTTCTTCAAGAAAGTTTTTCTCAAAATCAAAGGCGTAGTCAACCGCTTTCGCAAGTATTTCCTTGCTTTTTATTCTATTTGTTTCAATAACACTTTCGAGTTCATTTTTTAGAGCATTATGTTCACGTATTCGAGCATTATCTCGATTTTTATATTCCCTAATTGCTTCCTCCTTTTCTGCTACTTCTGCTTCGTATAGAGTTTTATAATTACTTTCCATTTCACTAATAATGCGAGCGTGAGTCTTTTTTAAATGTTTTGATGTTAAAATCCAGGCGCATAGAGCTCCCAAGCCAAAGATAATCAAAATAAAATATAGCGCTTCCATTAACACTCACCCCTTGAGTTGTTTGTGATAGATCTCATTAAAAAGATATTACACTTAAAAAAATAGTACCCTGTTAAAAAGAAGTGATTTTGGTGAGCTATCCTTCACTTTTTTTAGCGTAGAGAGAATTCAGAAAGAGCATCGCTACACTCTTTCCGGGGGACATGTAAAACACACCGGATGGAAAATGCGCGCTGGTGACCCGCAGGGATTACCGATCTGGGTAGATCTTCTATCCTCCTCTAAGAAGCAGTTAATTGCTCAGGCTGAGCGTCAACGCTTATCACTGAGAGCGGAGGCTGATAATGAAATAGCCTGGCGACAGGACGCAGTTGATCTGGATATGGCCACTGAGCAGGAGGCGGCAGATCTGCTGGCATGGATAAAAATCGTATCCAGATCAACATAGTGAGTACTGAAAATGCGCCTGAGATTGAATGGTTTGGTAAACCACTGTAACGAAAATTAATAGGCGTGACCGCATTGATCTCCCTCCGGTTAAAAACTACTGTATATAAAAACAGTATAATTATCAGGAGTCGATTTTTATGGAATTTTACACGCCAGCAGAACTGCGCGGCATTGTCGCGCTGCCGTTATACGGTGACCTTGTCCAGTGCGGGTTTCCGTCTCCCGCCGCTGACTATGTCGAACAGCGCATCGATCTGAATGAACTGATGATCCAGCATCCCAGCGCGACCTATTTTGTGAAGGCGGCGGGGGATTCGATGATTGAAGCAGGTATCAGCGATGGCGACC